ATTATATTGAATTTATTTGAAACTTTGTTGCGTCCTGCGGGGGCTTCGTGTGTGCCCCGCAGTGGTTTAGCACTCCTTTTCTCTGAGTGCTAAGTGTATTGTACTCATCTTGCCCTGAAAAATCAAGGGGTTTTGCGATTTTTCTTTGTTAAGATTTTGTGACTTTTCATTTTTTCATCGTATATGCGTTCTATTTCTTCAAAAATGTACGAATAATGTATATTTCATCGTCCTCTTCTCACGCTTTAGCACTCCACTCATGCTAAAAATAAAAGTCCCTGTAATATTCGCTCACGCCCCTTCAAGGCGCCAAACGAAATATCACAGGGACTTTTTTCATCCGGTCACTTCATTTTGAATTTTCGACCTATCGGGTCATCGATAAGCACCAGATGAAACCATTTCAGGCGGTCGGAGAAAAACATTCAGTCAGGATATCACTCGCCTTTTTTCCTCCCGCCTCAAATACAATCACTTCCCGTTCTGTTTGCGCAGTCGGTCATACTCGGCATCCGCTGCAATGGCCTCCTTGGTGAAAGAGTTGTTCTTCCACCAGGCGATCAGTGCTGCAATGCTCGTGATGCTGGCAGTCACCAGCTGTTCGACGGTAGTGCTCTCGATGGGCAGCGGGCTCTTGCCCATGGCGCTCAGCAGCTGATTGGTAAGCGCCAGCAGCAGAACAGCAGTTCGTGCAATGGTGCCCGCAGTAATGTTGAAGTTCATAGTGTTAGCTCCTTTCGTGTTCATGTGTTTCGATATCGGTCATCCTGTGATTGAGCACCTGAATGTCTCTCTGGATCACAGGGATCTTCTCCGCAAAGCCGTTGTGCTTGCGCACTTCGCGGGTCAGTTCCTCGATCTTGTACTCCATAACCGCATTGGATTTTGAATTTGCGATCAATACGCCGATCAGCGTCACCGCTCCGGCAATGATGGCAGAAAGGATGGTCTCCATTGGCATCACCCCCTCCACCGGCTCTTTTCTTTGCGTACGTCCACGTGCACCCAGCCGTTTGCCCTTCCAAGGCCGGGAGGATAGATGCCCACACCTCCCCTGCCCGCAAGCAACTTGTCCGCATAGGCATAGACCTGCTCCACACTGATGCCCTGCACCTGAATGTCCGCTGCCTTGCCGTAAAGATGCTGGCTGTACTTGGCGGCTTTTGCAACCGTTGCGTTGTAGGCTGCGGTGCGGTATGCGCTCGTGATCGTCACAGGCTTATCGAAATGTACGCGGATCTTTTCCAAGATCTCCACCAGCTCCGTGTCGATGAATACCGGGTCAGACCCATCCCTGCAAAAAAACTCCCGGACTTTGAAGTGTTCCGAGAGTTTCCTGTTGCCGTTTTTCAAAACGGAGTAACTTTCCAGCATTTTGTCTCCTTTCTTATATAACGTTGATCGTACAGGTATAAACAGCGCCGCCGATGTGGGTCACGGTGATCGTCGCACTGCCCGGGCTCTTTGCGCGCACGATCAATGCCGTGCCGCTTGTAGACGCCCTGATGCTGTCCCCTGTGGATTCCATTTTGAAGTCTTTCCTCGTGTTGGCATCCGCCGGTGTCAGGACGATCTCACCTTTCAACTCACTGCCTGCTGCGATGGTAAGCGGACCTGCCCAGTTCACCCCGATCCCTGTCGCGGGAATACATTCAAAATCTTCCGTAAGGTTGACGCAGCGGAACGCGACAAGTTTCGCCTCAAGACCGGGGCAAAGCCCCGTGTTCGCAATAGTCACCGTGATAGGTTCGTGCGGTTTCAGGTTGCCTCCCTTGTAGATCCACTTCGTTACATGGCCGTCCGTCCCAGTACCGACCCAGATCACGTCGTTAAAGCCGTATATACCGGTCACTTTTATGCCAACTGCTTGCGGATATTTTCCCGCATATTCCGGCCATGCGTGCTTTCCCAGATCAATAGTCACTTCCAGGTATGTGCATCGTACAAGCCGCACCAGGTACTGGCGGTTATTCACATAGCAGGTAATGCTTCCTTTGGTGCGGTTTTCATTGGAATAAATGTTCGGGAACATCTCCTCCAGCAGCTTTGTCGGGAGCGCTTTATTATACACCTTGCACTGGTATACCTTCCCGCGCATCTTGTAGCACTCGCTCTCTATGGGCTTTGCCATATTTTCGCCAATGTGCAGAGTGCCGTTAAAAATTGCTGTAGCGTCGTTCCCCGTTACCTCGCCATACTTCTGCATGTAGAAGTCGTAGAACTTGAGTACGCCGTTTTTTCGTATGATCAGCAAATTATAAACGTTATCTGGATAAGCGCTGTAGCTGTCCATATCGATTGATGGGCACTGGGTGTATTCCCAGTAATTTCGCACTGTAATAAAACCACCAACCGGCTTTGCATCTGCGCTCGTACCTTCTGCGAGGATAAGTCCAACATCAAATCCCGGGCAGTTAGCCTTATCATCCGAGTAATTCATAGAGCTGAACACCGGAATAAAACTGTAATTTAACAAGCCAAGTTTGCCAAAGCTCTCCAGCTGAAAACTTGCAATGACAGTAAAGTCCTCATCCGTTGCAAACAGTTGCACCCCGGTGTCAATACCGAAAGTGCCATCAAAAACCACCGCTTTTTCTTCTGCATTGTAGTGCGGGTCGGTTGAAATATCATAGATTGACTCATTCGGGGTTATGTCTTCTATACCATCAATATCATGCGCTTTCAGCAAAAGATGTCCCCCGTCCAAAACCGCCTGATCGTTGTCAATGCTTACCTGTGCAGGGTCATATCGCGTGAACCTCGCTTCTGGAAACCGTTCCCGGCTTCGGTTCGTGATCAGATTCGCCTTTGAAAAATCGCACGCCCACACACTCAGTATTTCGTCGATAATAAAATCTCCGCTCACAGAGCAGCAGTTGAAATAGGGGTAGATGCCATCGTTGTTTTCAAACCGGAGCCCCGCGTTAAAGTTGCAAAACAGGAAATGTGTATGGAGATCTCGCGGTTGGCCTGTCCGCATGGTATTTCCGGTAAAGATCACAGGCACATTAAATTCACCTTGTAAATGAATGAAACCCTGTCTAGGAACGTAGGTAATGCCCATCGTGTTATTTTGAAACACAATGGGGTCATTGTCGTCGTTCGGGTAGCTGCCATCAGGACCCTTGTAATAGTTTCTGTAAATACAATTCGCAGAATTGATCGCTCGCGCTTTGAGTTTATAATCCAGATGGTACTTTTCCTCCATCTTACGGCAATTTTCTTCAGTCTGACCGGCTCCCTGTCCGGTAATGCTGTTACCGATACACGGGTTCCATGCTGCCCCTTCAATGCTGGATTCCACACAGTCCACAAAAACATTGTTCTCGCATACAAACGTCCACTTTCGAGGAGTAGCCTCAGGTACTGCGCCACCCAGAAGTGCAGCACAGCCTTGTCCAAGCATATCATCCGGCAGCGGGATATTGTCAAACCATTCTTGCGGCAGATACCCAAGTCCGCAGCCAATGAATTGGTTGTCACATACACGCCCTTTGACCTTCGGAAATTCCTGCTGTACAGCATACATGCAGACCCCGCCAAAGGCATTCAGATAAAACGTATTGTCCGTGATCTCGGCATAGCCATTTTTTTCGTAGGTATTCCAGTGGATACAGGCGCCTCCCTTGACTTGTGTGAAAAAGTTATGTTTGATGTACATGTTATGCACACTGTATGGCAGAATCGCAGCTCCCGAAACATCCTGCGGTCTACCGTTATTTACACACGGGTTATACCAGATATTCTGGAATATACATCCTTCGATCCAAATGTTTTCGCACCAGATCTTGTTCCCGGCAGCATCTACACGCTCTCGCAACCGGATACCGAATGTCCATATTGTCTGGTCGCCGTTGTTGTTAATGCCGTCCCAGACGCAATTTTCAAACCGGATATTCTTGCATCCCTTCACGTCGAACGCTTGCCCTTTCCAGAAGATCACGTTCTTTACCGTCACGTTCTCCACGTTTTCCATAACGATGGAAAGATATTTGTATCTTCTGTTTCCGCCATCGATCACGCAGTTGCTGTGGTTCAGCGCCTTGTTCAGCGCATCCGTGTCATCCGTGATACCGTCTCCGGCAGCGTCCTCCAGCCCTATCGTCACGCTTCCTGCAACACCAGTCGTTCCAAGCTGAGCTATTTTGAGGTACGCATTTTGAAATTCCGCCCATACTGACTTGTTCTGGATCGCGTTCTCCGAATACCGGCTCAGACTCTGGTCAACCTTTGTTGCAGCACCCACTTTTTCTATCTTTTGATAAGCTTTCTGAAACTCCTCCCACACAGCCCCGTTTTGGATTGCATTGGTCGAGTTCTGCTTCAGGCTTGGGTCAACATCCTTCGTGTTGGCAAACAGGTAGGCAATGGCTTCTCTCACGTCTTTTCCGTAGATGGCGTGCCGTACCTGTTCCAGTGCCTGCTCGTAGGTCATTACAGCATCCCTCCCCGGTATTCAACGGTGTAGTACCCTGTGCCTGAAAAGTTGAAGATATAAGTGGTGTGCTCCACCCGTATCACTGTTTTCTGTGGGGCGGACAGGCTTGCACTATATACTGTTGTAAATGAATTGTCACCCATTTGCTTGAATGCATCTACCTTCAGCGTTCCGCTAACAATACTGATCTCCGCCCGGTTTGCCTGCTCAGTTCCGGGCACGATCAGCTGTCCAAAGCCGTTCACATAGGTGTTCACATACTCCCGAATGATGTCCATGTCAAAGTTGAAGTTATCCCATAGCCATGGTTCTACCGAGGAATACCGTTCCTTCTTGTACGGGTTCAGCCGGTACTTCAGCGCAATGGTCGAGTGTCCCTTGTCGCTCTTCCACTTGTCCACCCAGACGGCACCATAGTAGAAATGCGAGCGGTCATCATCCAAAATCACCATGTGGCGCTTTCCACCCAAAGCATTTTGAATCGTGGTGTATGCCGTGTTCCAGTCCCAGTAATCGTTTTCCACGTAGAATTCCAGCGTACCCTCCCGGTCATCGTATACCGGGCGCTGCGCCACCGCCTGCGAGAGATCCCAGCTTCCATCCATTCCAGCCACGGTCACAAGGTTCGTACGTTCGGTCGGCGGGTTGATCACGGGTCTGCTTACCGGGATCAGGTGCCAGTGCTTCCAGCTGTGGTAGTGCCCTATGGTCACACCATGCTCTTCGTTATACATTTCAGGTCTCACCCCTTTCCATTTTGAATTTTTACCGGTTGATGTAGCTCACTACGCTGCGCAAGGTCTCCACTGCCCGCTTTGCCGCACCGGTACCGGTGGCCTGCTGGCTGCTCAATGTCTCGCTTGCGCCGCCAAAGGTAAACTTTTTCTCGTCCAGCTTTTCCAGCGGGATTGAAAGCTTCGTACACAGCGCTATTTGGTTCAGCCCGTGCGGCCACGACAGGATCTGCGCCCGTTTCATAAAGCCCAGCCGATCTACGTCAACACCAGCATCCCGCAGGTCCAGTGCACTGATCTCAAAGCTGTAATCCATTTTGAGTTTCAGCTCATCCAGCTTTTCCTTGGCAGCCTTCATCAGGCTTTCCTTTGTCGAGGCTGTGCCGTCCGCCACATAGCACCGTTCGATCGATCCATAGATCCGTACAGATTCTGAATCCTCCGCCGTCACAGAGATCTTATTCGTGTGCGCAAAGATCCACCAGCCTTTTGTCTCGTACCCGTAATACGTCACCCGGTTCACAATGTCGTAAGCCTTTACGTAATAGTCCAGATCCAGCAGGTTTTTGCCAAACTCGATGCTCTGTGACGTGCATCCCAGTTCATTCTCACTCCAAAAATAGTCCAGATAACGGTCGTAGTGTCCGTCCAGTTCGTTCGGCAGCTTGCGGATGCGTAGTATTCCTCCTACGTTTCCCAGTAAAAGGCTGTTCAGTGCTTCCCAAACCGTGGTGTACTGCGTGCCGTATTTCCTCAGGTCTATCTTTACGTTCTTGAAATTTTCCGAGATCTTTCCCTGCATAAAAAGCTTCCATCCCGACACTGATGCAGCAATGGCAGCTTCCATGATCGCCACAAACAGCGCATAGGCGGTGTATTCCTGCGCCTCCAGCACAAGGCTGATGTCCTGCAGAAATCCAAGCTCGCCCTCACAGTACACCTTCTTTTCCATCTGGAAATTCTTATTGATCTCCGTCACATACCCCATCCAGATCTCAACGCCGTCTTCCTCCACGCTCACTACTGTGCGCCGCGGGGTCAGGCTGTTGTAAAAGCGGCTCGATACCGGCAGCGTGAACTCAAAAGACCCAAACTCATTTTTCTCCATTTCAAGCTGCGGGTCTATGATGATGTTATCCCGTTCGTCGTCCACACAAGTCGGGTCGTAGATACAGTAACGGGTTTCCCATTTGTACGAGTTCAGTCCGTGTGCGCCATTGTTTACTATACCATCCCGCTTTCCAGCCAGTGTACCTGCATATACGCGGTAGCCCTTCTGGTAGCTTTTGTAAAAGGTCTGCGTCCACTCGGCAGCTTTGGTGCCGTCGTATACCGTTATTTTGACAGTATGGTATTTTTCTGCCGCCAATTGCCCGAACACCCGCTCGTCCAGTGTATAGAGTATCTGCTGCCCGTTCTGCGCAGTAAATTGCTTCAGCTGTATCCCATCTACGTATTCGGTCACCGTCATCACATCGGCGTCCTCATCGTATACGGTATACAGTATGTCAAATCTTCTGCTGTAGGAGCCCATGTTCTCCTGGTCCGGGAGCCAGCAACTGATTTTCGGCGGGTGGTTTTCTCTAAGGCTTCCTCCGCCTCCGGTACTTCCTCCACCACCGCCTCCGCCTGTGCTTCCTCCACCGCCTGTGCTTCCTCCACCGCCTCCGGTGCCGTCATCCACACGCATCGTTCCCGGCACCGTTAAACATGGACGAATCGTTGCCGTACTATCATAATCGGCGTCAGGGAAGCCGCTTTCCTCAATCTCCCAGCCTTCTATGTCTTTATTTTCGGACCATGAGTGTTTACGATACTTCTTATACAGCGCTACTCGTGTGAACCACCAGTTCACCATGTCGTCGCCGTCTTCCTTGTGGGAATTCGGGTAAACGCTTCTGGTCCACCATGGGCTGCCTTCGCCGCTTTCCAGCACACGGAGCACGGCGTCATCCAGCTTTGTGCTGCCATCTTGATACTGTTTATCACTGCTCAGTTCAGCGGCAGAAAGCAGAAATACACTTCCCTCTGTCGGGTAATCTCTGCCGGCAGGGTCATTAGAATAATATTTTGTTTTACCGATGTTTCTGCGGATCTCTTCGTCCAGCCGCGCCGCATAGGTCTCCTCCAGCCAGGTTTTCAGGTCAGATCTGTAATCCCAGCGCAAGTCCGTAGTGCTGTCCACAGATCCCCATCTATGCTTGTCAGCCAGAGAGGTCTTTCTCACCAGCAAGGTTCGTCCGGCTCCGTTCAGTCCGCTCTCGTAATCGTGGCGGGCAATAACAAACTCTGCTGCCACACCGTTTTCATTCAGCGTGATCACGCTGCCCAGTGCCATGGAAGAAAGCGCTACACTTGCCATTGCTACACCTCCTTATCTTCTCCGTTCGGCCCGCACGCCAAGCTGACTGTCAATGTAGCCAACCGTCTTCCGGCCATCCATTACTACCTTCATGCCGCGGATGCTCTCGCCTACAGCGTCCATATGGTCGCCAAGGCGGCTCACGGCATTCAGCAGCTCTGCATCCCGTCCGGTTTGTGCGTCAGCACCGCTTTCATTTTGATTTCCGTATGCGCGGTCTGCGTCCTTTGCAAGCCGCGCCGTCAGGCTGCTGTCCAGCTCCATGGGCTTTTCCCCGGCAAATGCGCTGTTCACGTCCTCTGCGCTGTCCCATACCTCGGTCATATCTACCACCGGCCGGATGGTCGGGGTGTAATCCCAGTCCTCGTTCAGCGCGTCCTCCATGCTCTGCGCAGCCGAAGCGGCAATGTCCACGGCGTTCTGGGTCATGGCAGTCACGGCATCGTCTACCTTGTCCTTCTTGGCGTTGATGCCCCATGCAAAGTTGATGTCAAGGTCCGCGCCGCTGTCCTTTTCCTTCTCTGCCAGTTCCTGGTCTACCTTGTCCACGCCATTGTGCTTGTTCACCAGCGCTGCAATGCCTCCCAACAGGGCAACGATCGCCACTGCTGCCAGAATAAACGGCCAGAACTCTGCCACAAAACTTGCAACAGCCGTGCCAATGCTGCCAATGCCGCCCGCGACTGCCTGCAGTACAGCAATCAGTCCGCCGCCCTCGGATGCGGCCACAGCCATCTCTCCGCCCATCTCACCGATAGCCTGACCGATCTGCGCTCCCTTGGCTGCCTTGCCCACATTGCTGAACAGTTCTGTGATCTTTGGCAATACCGTCGTCATCAGGTCTTTGCCCATTTTCGTATTAAGGAAATCGATCATAAAGTTCAGGCCGCTCGCCAGTGCGTTTGCCCAGTCGCCCTGCATCATGGCTACGATGGTGGAAACAAACTCCGTTCCCACCTCTATGCCGGTCTCGCTGAAGGCGAACTTAAAGGCATTCGTCAGCTTGTTCTTCAGTTCCGGGTTATTCGCAAAGGCCTTGTTCATGGCGGTATTAAAGCCTTCCTTGAGCGGCGTCCAGTTCTTCTGGATAGCCTTCGCCAGCTTCAGCGTTACCTGTTTGCCGCTGTCCCCAAGGTTAAGTGCGTCCGCAAGGTTCTCCGCAAAGCCAAGGAATGCGGTCTGCGATTCTAGCTTGTCCTGTTCGTACTGCTTGCGGTCTGCTTCTGAAATATCCTTTCTGTCCAGCTTCTTCTGAATCTCCTCGGTCTGCTGCATCTGATAGTTCAGGTTCTTCACAGCATCCACCGCAGCAAGGATCGAAGCCGTTGTGCCCTGATACCGTGCCTTTCGTGCCTGCTCGCTATCCTTGCCGTAGGTCTCCACGGCCTCCCGGTAGGCATCTGCGCGAGCACTCAGGTCGCCGTCATCGTACACCTTCTGCAGCATCTCCATCTGGCTGGAAGCACGCTTCTGTGCTGTTTCGATCTGGCTGATGCGCTCTTCGATCTCTGCCAGCTGCTGCTTTGCGATCTTGTTTTCCAGTTCTACCCGTTCGGTCTGTGCATCCAGCAGTTCGTTGTAGGCCTGAATGGTCAGCTGGTTGTCCTCACCAAGTTTTTCTTTCAGCACGTCATACTGCTCTTGCGCATTGGCTTCCTGCTTCTGCCGTACAGTAAGTTCTTCGGTCATGTACTCGGTCTCACGCCGGATCTTGTCCATCTGGGTCGCACTGTTTTCATTTTCTGCGCTCCACAAGTTGTACTGCTTCTCCAGCGTATCGAGGTTCGTGTCATACCGCTTCGCCACTTCCTCAAACAGGTCGGTGTACTGCTCGGCCTTCAGTTCCGCAAGGCTGGTCTTTTCCTCCAGCAGCTCGTTGTAGGCGCTCTTTGTCTCGGCCTTCTCCGCACCCCATTTTGAAAACAGTGCATCGTACTTTGCCTGTGCGATGCTCACCCGCTCGGTCTGCGCTTTAATGGCGTCCGCCGCGTGGGCAGCTTTCTTGGCCATCAGATCATCCTCGCTGGCGCTGTACTGGTTTTCGGCTTGCCACAGCTCGTATTCCTGATCAATGGTGCTCTGTAAGGTCTTGTTGGCCTCCAGCCGGGTCTTGTACTTCTCCTCAATTTGCTCCGCAAGGGTCTTTTTGCTGCCTGCACTGCGGGAGGATTTGCTTTTTCCGCTTCCTCCGCCGGTCGGGTTTGTTGTCGGATCGGGTACTGCATCGGCAATGTCGGCAAGCAGGTCTTTCCAGCTTTCCCCACTGGTTCCGTCGTATTTTTTTGTTTCGTTACTGTACCAGGAATTGAACCATTTTTCTCGATCAGCAGCCGATCCGCTATGAACGTTGCTATGATTAGATGCACCACCTATTCCTGAAACAAAGCTTTCCATTCCACTTATATCGAAGCCAACGCCATTCAGGATATCCTTGAATTCTTTCGGCAGCTTAGATAAGAATCCGTTCACAAACCGGCTTGCTGCGCTCTTGCCGCCTTCCTCTGCGGTGTCACCGGCTTCATCCATGGTATTTTGAACAGCCGTGTCAGTATCGTCTGTCAGCTGCTCTTCTTTTCCTTCTATCGCATTCCCGGCTTTGTCCAGCACCTCGGTGCTCGCTGCTCCCGTTTCCGCACAGGCTTGCATAACCGCCGCCGTACCGCTCAGCTTTCCGGTCGTCCGCGCCGCAGCACCGCCAAGGTCAGCTACAGCCCCTGCAGTCTGCTCCGTGGCGGTCTTTCCGTCCATCAGCGCCTTGGCCTGCTCCACCGTCATGGTGTGTACTCTGCCGGTGTCATCTGCCACCTGGATCATACCATCGGCCAGTTCCTTGCTGCTCTTGGCGCTCACCGCCATTGCCGTTGCGATCTTTTCCATGTTCGTGGCCGAAACGCCGGTGGCATCTGCCGCGTTCTTGGTGTTTTCGTCAGTCGTCTTTGTATCAGCATCATCTTTGTACACCACGTCAAAGCCAAGCAATTCGAGAATTGCACCCATGATTCGAGTGCCGTGTTTCTTATCAAAGTCATTGATAGCGTTCGCGGCATTCTCACCTGCCTTTGCTGAGCGTCCATTCATGTTTAAATCAAACATACCGAATGGATTCCAATTCGCAAACGCTGCTGATCCAGAGGATAGCCATGAACTAATCAAATCAAACAGCGAATGATTTGCAAACCAGTCATTTAAATCGACCCACATCTGGTCCAATCCACCTTGTAGACTTAAATCGGCAGCTCCTGTCAACCATGCCAAGTAGAATATGATAACTTTAGTGAGTGTCACCGCCAATGCAAACATTGCTTTTCCAATCGGTTCGGCACAGGCAACAATTGCATTGCAAATACCAGATACGATTGTGATCAACGCCTTCTCGATGTCCGGTCCAGCTGTAATGATTGCCTGACAAAGCGGGTCGATCAAGGAAGAAAACAGCGCAAGGATTGCAAATGCCGCTGATAGCTTTAATGCACCACCTGCAAATGCGCTGAAGGCTTTTCCAAGGTTTATAAGGCAGGCCGAGACTATGATTATGCCGGCAGCAACCGGTGTGATGGCTCCGATTGTAAACAGACCAATCATCATTCCGATGATGCTGATTACGCCAGCCAGAGCTTCGCCTGCTGTCAATGTTGCCAAGCCTTTAAATGCGGGGGTCAGGATTAGCAGTGCACCAGCCAACATCAGGCACGACCCGGCTACGCTCAACAAACCGGGCGTTGCCGTAGGAAGCAGTGCCGCAGCGCCCACCAAACCAAATAGAGCGGCTCCCAACGCGATCAGGCCTTTTGCAAGGTCTGCAACACCGATTTCCGCGATCATGTTCAGCGCCTGCGCCAGTTCGATCACCGCAAATCCCATTGCCGCCACTGCAGCAGCTGCGCCCATGTTCTCTATGGCGCTCTTACCCAGAATATAGATTGCACCCGCCATTACGATCAGCATGGTCGCCATGGATGCCATTCCGGCACCGCTTTCGTCCATCGCAATGGCTTCGTTCATCATCTTCAGCGCTTGCGCCAGAACCACCAGTGAAGTGCTTGCGATCAGCATCGCTTCGGCACCCTTACGCATCTTCTTGGCTTTTCCCCCAAGGCGGCTCAAAGCACCGATTACGCCCGACATCACGACCAGCGAACCCATAGCAGCCCACATAGCCTCGTCCAGCTTCTCAATGCCCGCAAACATCTTCACGGCAACGGCCATTCCGGCAAGTGCCGCCACCACGACCAGCAGGCTGGAAATTCCGTTTGTGATCCCGCTCAGTTTATTCTTGCTTGCAGCCTGCAGCGTGTTGTTCCAATGATTCAGCGCCGCAAAGACGCCAACCACAATACCCATCACCACGCTGATGGCGATCATAGCACCGTAGCCGTCCTGCAGCTTCTTCTCGTCGATGGAAGAAAGCAGATACAGTGCCCCTGCCATCTCCACCATAGCGGTCGCCACAACAATGTAGGACGAAATGCCTTTAAACGCATCCATCATTTTGAGTTTGGACGATGCCCTCAGCTGGTTCGTCAGCAGGTTGAATCCGCCCACGACGCCTACCATGATGGACAATGCAGCTGCAATACTGAACAGCGCGCCCACCACATTGTTCATCTGCTTCGCATTGAAGTATTTGAACATCTTCATAGCGCTTGCCAGATTCTTCATCGTGGTGCCTAGCGCAAGCATACCAATGCTGATGGCTACCATACTGGCCATGATCTTTGCACTGTCCAGCCCGGAAACATCGCTTTTCGCCAGGGCCTTCATGGCAACCACTAGCCCGATCAGGGTCGCAACCACCATACCCAGCGCAACGGCTGCCTGCTTCGGGTCTTCAATTTTGCTCAGCATATAAATGGATGCACTGATGGCTCCGATTGCGATGCTGATGCCCTTTGCAATGTTTACAAAGTTGTTGGTCGTATGCTGCTTTGTCCATGTATCCACCGCATTCTTCATGCTGTTCAGCAAGTCTGTCACGGGGTTCGAAAGCAGCTTCGCTGTAGCATCCGTTACGCTCTTGATTGCTTTCTGCATTCCCTTCAGCGCGGTAGCTACTGCCCAGATCGCCAGTGCCAGCAAGCCCACGTCAATCAGCGCCAGAAGCCGGTAGATGTCCACATCATTAAGGTCAAAGAATTCCTTCACTGCCGAAAGACCTGCTTTGCAGGCGTCCGCCACGTTGTAAAACGAAGTCTGCACACTGCCTGCAAATTCCTTCATAGCCGCGCCCGCTTTCTCCGGCAGGCTCACCACGGTGTCCCGTACCTGTTCCAGCGTCTCAAGGTGCTTGTCCTTGAAGTCACCAACGTTCTTGCCCGCATCCTGAAATGCGCCGAATGTCTTGCCGATCAGCGCCCCCACGCCGTCAAAGGCCGCAAAGAATATGCCGCCCAGCAGCTTCACCGCGCTGCCCAGCGCTCCGCTGATGCTGATGCTTTTCAGCCCAAAGTTCTGGAATACGGCGCTCACCGCGTTCACAACGTTGCCAAATGTCTTGAACTGCCCCTTAGCTTCTTCCACTGTGCCGCCGTGGATCAGCGTCTGCAGCAGCCCGAAAATATCCTTCACCGGCTGCAAAAGTGTGCCAAAAGCCACCGCCAGCGCGTTGATCACGTCATCAATGCTCTCGGCATTGTCAAGGCTCTCGTTCAGGTTGGTAAAAACATCGCCAAAAGCAGCCCCTGCCTGCAGCAGCAGATCACCCAGCGGCTCCAGTGCATTCATCAGCTTGCCGATCACTGCAAGGGCAATGCGCCCCGTCACCCGGATGGCCTTTCCGCCCACGCTCAGCACGCTGAACAGCCCCTTGAACAACTTCGTCAGGCTTTCCATCGTGCCTTCGTTCAGCACCAGCTTGCTTGTCAGGTTGTCAAACCCCTCCAGCAAACTGTACAGCGGGCCGCCGTTCGTGTGGAACACTTCGTCAAATCCGTCCCTGATGGGCCCCAGCACGCTGTTGATGCCATTCAGGATGTTCAGGATGCCGTTGAAAAAGTGCTCACGTCCGCTCATCTGCCCCATCTTGGCGGCATAGCTGTCAAGGCTCACTTCGCCATTTTGAATTGCCTCGGCCATTTTCCGGTAGGCTTCTATCGTCTTGTTCAGGGTCTCCCGGCTCACGCCCTCTGCGGCCAGTTCTTTGTCGCTCTTCTTCGCGAGCTCTTCGTATCCTGCAAGGCTGAGTTGCACCCGCTCGTACAGATCATCTGCGGTCACTCCTGCATTCTCCAGCGCCTTTTGAAAGCTGCCTGAGTCTTCGATCTGCTGCTCTGTCAGCTTGCCGCTTGCGATCAGGCTGCGCCGCAGCTGTTTCGTGAATGCATCGCCCACGTCTCCCAGTGCCGTATCGTCCAAAAGCTGGTCCATGCCACCATTAAAGGCCTTCTTCAGCCAGCTGTTGCGTCCGCCCATGCCGCCTGCAAAAATATCCCAGAACTGCTCTGCCAGGTCACTCCAGAAGGTCTTTGCCTCCTCGTAGTTGCCAAACAGAATGTCAAAGGTCTGCATCCAGCCGCTGCTCACGGCGTCCTTCGTGGCATCTACCGCTTCGGAAAAGCTCTTTGCCTCCTGCGCCGCCTTAAAGGCCTTCACGGTCACTTCGTCGTACTGGTCGGCAAGCGCTTCAATGGCATTTGAGGCCTGATAATTGTATTTTTCCGGGCGTGCCTTCATTTCGGTGTTCACCGCCTCGGCAAACTCGGCGTATTTGCCAAAAGCTTTTTCCATTACCTCACGGTCAGCCCACTTTTTCTGCAGCGTGCTGCCAAAGGTACCGGTGGTCACTTCACCTTCCTTAAGCTTGCCCAGCTCCACCGCAGTGTCGATGATCAGCTGCTTCAGCTGCTGGCTGCCTGCGCCCGCCTGTTCCACACTCTTCCAGTCGATCAGCTGGATGGCACCGGTGCCGTAGCTCTGCGCCAGGTTATACACTACCCGCTGAAACTCTGCTGCGCCCTTGCCTGCATAGGCTGTGGCGTTTGCCATGCCCATGATCATCGGGATCATCTTCTCAATGTCGCCGCCAGCTGCGGTCAGGGTGGAAAGGGCGCTGGTCATGTCCGTAAAGCCGTAGCTTGTCTCGTCAGAGAACCACATCAGCTTACTAAGGTAGCTGTTCACCTTGGTAATGCTCTTGCCGGTCGCGTTCATGATGGTCTGTACGCTGGCGGTCTTCTGGGCATACTTGTTCCAGCCACTCATCACCTGATCGATGGAAAGGCTCTTTGCAAGCTTTGTGCCTGTATCAATGGCCTTGTCTGTGATCTTCACCAGCGCCGTCATGCCGATCACTTCCAGCGCCGAAAACTTTCCCGTCAGCGTTTCCAGTGCGGTTGTCATCCGGTCAAAGTCCACCTTTTCGCTGGCTTTCTCCACCTCGGCAAAGCCCTTTTCCGCGCCCTCAAATTTCAGGCTCTCGTTCAGCGCGTTCAGGCTGTTGATGCTCTGCTGGACATTCTTTTCAAACTTCGCGTTGTCAAACCGCATCTCTACAACGCGCTGGTCTACTTCCTGGCTCATGCCTTTCTTACCTCCCTCCACAGTTCTGCGGCAATTTCATCAAACAGCGGCTTCATCACCGGGTTTATGTAGTCCGTTCCCTCCACGTAACCGCCGTTCCGGGTGCCGTGCCCGTATTGCAGGATCACCGCAATGGGCACACCGTCCACGATGTTGGCATTTTTCCAGCACAGCGTTGCCCCGTTATCGTCCATTTTGATTTCGTAGCTCCAGCTTGCCGCCGTCTTTCCCGTTGCCTTCGGGGTCGCGATTGCCAGTGCCTCTACGCCCCTCTGCCCGTATTTCTCCAGAACGCCGCGCAAATTCCGGCTGCGCACTCTGGTCATAAAGGTCAGGCTTTTCTTAAAGTCGCCGTGCTGTGCAAAGCTGATCACCCGGCTCATGCTGCTCACCCCTTTGTGTGGTACTTTGCCCTGCGGGCGTTGTTCAGCGCATCCCGCTGCATCATCTCTTCCCGCTTCGTCATCTTCTGCTTCGGGCTGTTTTCCTCGCCGCATACCCGCAAAAGGGTCAAAAGCCGGTTCAAATGCCACTTTTCGCAGCTGAACGGGATGCCGTAGCTCGCCATTGCACAGTAGAACAGCTCTGCGGTCTGCACCCGTCCGCGTCCGTGGCTCTTCTTTTTATCGTTGAACCAGGTCGCGGACATCGGGTCTTCCATATATGTTTTAATGTCAGCCATGTTCTGCCGTGTAAGCCGGGTGTATACCTTCGGGTCCACTCCTTGGGTCACGGTCATGCACCGGATGTAATCCAGCATCTCCTCCCGTGTTTTCGGCTTTCTCGTATCCAGCCATGGCTTGTGCCATTTGCTTTCCCATTTGGACAGGGAGAGCAGGCTGTGCTCCAGCCGCAGCAGGGTCGGCTTTTCGTATACGAACTCGTTTGTCCGCTCATCCCAGTCCTCTCTGCCCGGCACTATGATCTCCAGCATTCTTCTGCCCTCCCTGTATGTTTCAAATGTGTTCGTCTTATAACGAAAAAATAAAAGGCTACCCGTTTTTTACGCGGATAGCCTTTCTTTAAAAAGCTCCCTCTGGTGGGGAGCAGCGTTCTAGCACCGCCGCATCTTTTTTGATGGGGCGGGCTATTGACGCTAAGGGAGTTTTCTCCCTTGATCATCAGCCCAGCGTCAGTGCGGGGGCTGCATTTGCGGTTGCTGCCATCTGCATGGCGGGGTTTGCCTTGGGCTGCACCTGCGGGATCACACCGTTCACAAAGTCTGCGGCGGCGTTCTCATCGGTAAACAGCTTCATGTACAGCTCATCGTACACCGGGCTTGCCTCAAACTCAGCGCGGATCTCGTCGTTCTTCATGAACAGGCGGCCGTCCGGGCTCTTCTTACCGTAGCTCTTCAGCAGGATCTCCTTGAACAGCTTCTCCAGTTCCGGCTGGCTCTTGGCCTTGATGATGCTGTTGATCTTCTCGTCCATGCCGCCCTCGGTGGTCAGATGCATCTCCATCAGCTCACTGCGGGTCAGGTTGAAGTAAAAGTCCTCGGTGCGCTCCACGCCATTGTAGTCGGTGTAGGTAACAGTTTTCTTCAGCATAATAGATCTCTCCTTTTTATTTTGAATTTATCGCTTAGCCCGCCTGCAGCAGAGTAATGAGCTCGTCCGGGGTGGGCAGAGTGGGGGTGCCGGTGGTGTCGTCACCGTACAGTTTTGCCTCCACCTTCTTCATCGTCTCTGCGCTCACAGCAGTGCTATCGATCTCCATCACGGCAGAGGGCTTGTAGCCGGTCACGTTGGTGGGCACAGTGCCGCACTCCCAGCTGAAGGTCATAGCATCCGGGCTGTCGTTCACAGTTTCGTGGCTGCGCTCGCTGGGCTGTGCGGTGGCGTTCCACACAACATGGATCACATAGCCTACATCCGGGTCCTGATCGTTGCCGATCTTGGTCTGCCAGCTGAAGCCAAAGGGAATGCGCTTCTGCTGGCCAATGGTCACGCCCTTCACCACCTCGGCAGAGCCGTCGCACTGCTTCCACTCGTCAGGGTAGTAATAGGCCTCTACGGTAAAGCCGTAGTCCTCGCCGGAGATCAGGCGGGCATACTTGCCGTTATCGGCCCACAGGTCGGTGGGTTCTGCGCCGCTGGGGCTCTCGGTCACGCTGGTCAGGCCGTTCCATGCCACGCCGGTGCCGTACTTGCCGCTCTCACCGTTCTTCGGGTAAAGCACGCCGTTGGAAACGCCCATCGTAAACTTGCGGGCACCGTCTGCATCCCATACCAGTCTTGCCATAAGTTTCATCCTCCTTCATAAAGGTGTCAGTACCATACGCTGAATACGTCATGGTATAAGTTGTCGGAAACAAAATCGCGGTCATGGGCAGCTCGTTCCAGCATACTCATGGCCGCAGTCATTTCACTGTCCGGTTTCGTATCGATCACCGTCACAGTATAATGGAAGGTCTGTAGGTATACGCGGTTGTCAGCCTTCGGGCTGCGGATCTTTTCCCGCTTGTAGCAGATACAAGGGTATTTCAGCCGCAGGTTTGCAGGCGGCTGGTAGTACACGTTTTCACTGCCGCACCGTTGTTTCACAATGCTGCGCAAAAAAGCATCCAGCCCGGAGCGTCTTTCGCTCAGTTCAGTTGCCATGCCATAACCCTCCCAGCGTCAGAACAAGTCGCGGATACTCCACGCTCACATCTGTCACCTTCCACTTTCCGCCGTAAAGCGTTGCGTACCGGATATCGCAAAAGTGCTCCTGAACATACGGGTCTGCGATGACACTTAACGTGTTCGCAAGGTTTATATCATCGTTCACCTTGTCGCCGGACTGTAACCTGCGTGTGTTCCGCATAAGGTCGCCGTAACAGTCACGCTCTGTTACAACTTCCGAGTAAACACTCGGCTCTGTCTCCTGAGTTTCCACGAAACCCAGCTTTCCAAACCACTTGCTCATAGCGCTTTCACTCCATTTTGATTTTTGGGCGCTCACGCCAGTACATCTTCATCCAAGATGAACTTGTCCAGCGCAGCGTCTGCCCTTCATGCCGGGTCGCTGGCGGTCCACGCCTGGGTCTTCACGGTCTCGCCTGCGGTCACGGTCACAACGCCGGTGGTACCAAAGGCAACGGGCAGCAGGTAGTTTGCGCCCTCCACAACGATCAGACGGCCCTTCTTGAAAGCGTCCTCGATCTCTTCCTTGGTCGCAGTCTCCTTGAAAGCGGCATCGGCGTACAGCTTATGGTCTGCGGTCTTGCCGTAGGCCATGTAGTTTGCAACGTGCAGGTCCTTGCCCTGCTCATAAAACTTGTGCAGCATTTTGCATCTCCTCCTTATCAGGCAACCTTGTACTCGATGGCCATTGCGCCGAACGGGGTGGTCATGGCACCGGAGCAGCGGGTCTCGATCAGGTACTTCTGCTGGTTGTAGTCGATGTCGAAATCATCGAACATGTTCACAGCACCGCCCTTGTCTGCGCCAACGGTGTAGTCAGCCAGGTTCACGATGATGCCAATGAACTCGCCGCCCAGCTTGCCCTTCATGCCTTCCATCTGCGGCACAGTCACGATCTCCTTCACGCGCAGCGCCTGTGCCACCTCGGCCTCATTCTTGTACAGGCGGTGGCCGATCTTGTCCTTGAGCAGCAGCAGGTCGGTCAGGGTATCCTCGGTGGTGTAGAAGGTCGGGTTACCTGCGCCCTTGTAGTTCTTACGGGCCTTCAGCACAGCGGTCGTCATCTTGTCCAGCTTCGTGGCAGTGTCGTCACCGGCAGCGGTCTCCACCTGCACCTTGATGGTAAACAGGTCGTCATCGTTGTAAATGGGACGGATGTTGCCCTCGTTGATCTTGTCATCGCTGGAGGAAAGGCGGCCGTCACCGATCAGGTAAGAACGGGCCAGCTCCTCGTTCAGCTTCACGCGCATCTCCTGCTTCAGCCATGCGATCACATCAAAGCCGGTAATGTCCGCCACGTCGTCGCGGTCCATCTTCTGCTTCTTGTAAACGGTGGTGGGGGTAGTGGAGCGCTTCAGCAGACTGAACACCTGCTCCTTCTTGAAGTTGCCCTTGATGTAACCCTTGGCGCGGGCATCCTCTTCGGTCAGGTCGGCAGCCATGCTCTTCACGCGGCTGAAGGGAATGTGGTGCACGCCGCTCATCACCTTGCTCACCCAGCTCTGGTCGCGGTCGATGATGCGGGGCGGGGTGTCAAGCAGGTGGTCCTCAGGGAACAGCCACTCCACGTCCTCAATGCCGTGGGCGATAAATGCGTCCTTCATGCTGCCGCAGCTCTTGCCGTCCGCAATGGCGGCATTGATCTCGTCCATGCTGTGGCGCAGCACGCCCTGCTCGGGGTCGTTGTCGAAAACGTTGTGCTTCATGTCGTCCTCCTCGTCTTCGTAGTCCTCATCGTCATCATAGTCGTCCTCGTCGTAGTCTTCATCGTCCTCGTCGAGTTCGTCGTCATCCGCGCCGTCCTTTGCCATGCCAACCAGAGCATACAGTGCTTCCTTCTGCTCGTCGTTCATGGTATCCACGACTTCCTCCAGCGTCTTACCGCCTGCTTTCGCCATATTGTCATCCTCCTCGTTCAAAGGGTTGTCGTCGGGGTCCAGCCCGTGCTTCAGGCTGATACCGCCATCGGTATAGATAAAGGCCTCGCCGCCTTCACCGTCATTGTCTGCGCCATGCGCCACGATCTCGTCGATCAGTGCCCCGGGGTTGCACCCGGCCAATACCAGGCTCAGCTCCCGGATCGCACCGTGCATCACCGTCTTCCCGGCCTTCCGCACGTTCGCAAAAATGGACATGGCATCAATGTCGCCGCAGCGCACCGCCTCCAGTGCCGTCTGGCCGCTGGGGGTGTCGTTCAGCTTGACGTATGCATATACGCCGTCCTTCCGGTTCTGCAGCAAAGCGTGCCCCAGCACATACTCCGGGCCGGAGTGGTTGTGGTTCCACACCACAGGTACCTTCTTGCCGTTGTCGCCCTTAAAGGCATTCGGCGCAATGGTCAGCCCGTCGTAGCACTTCGTGTTCGTCTTGGTCGCATAACCGGAAAAATCATAGTCAAAATTCAACGCCATTTTGATTTTCCCCTTATCCTTTCTCCTTCGCCAGCAGCCGGTCTACGGTTTCCTTTCCGCCAGCCATGGCGGTGTTCTGTATCTCGTCCGGGCTCTGGTTCAGGTTCTTATTGCTCAGCTCGTCCGCCCGCGGGTCTTTGCTCGGCTTCAGTCCGATCACCTGCCGGAACTCGTTGGAGCTCATGATCTCGTTGCGGGTAAACTTGTCCGCCATCTCAGCCACCGTGCCAATGGGTGCCAGCTTGAACGGATCACGGAAGAACAGGATGCTCTGCCCCTGACTGCGTGCAGTTCTGGTCAGAAATTTCCGTTTCATCTCGTCCGTGATCGCGCTTACAATGGGCTCCACGATGCGGTTGTAGTAGTTGGTCATCGCTGCCTCGTCTGCAGTACCATTCATGATCTCAAGGGTAATACCCAACTGACTGTAAAACATGTTCGTCAGGTATTCGATCTGCTTCAGAAGGTTGTTTTCAAGACTGCGGTTCAACTGCGTCACCCGCTCGGTGCCGTCAGTCCACGCAATTCCGTATTTCGAGTCACGGAGCTGTTCTTCTATCTCCCGTCTGCGCCGGTTGGCCTGTTCCCGCCGCGCCTCGCTCTTCACAACGTAGGGCAGTTGGATCAGCAGGTCAAGCTTTCCGGCACCCGCTTGCTCGTCCACCACGTCCAGAAGGCTCAGCTTTCGGATCAGGCGCTGCATCGTGCTGTTCGGCTCGTTCATGATGGCGTAAAACGGGTTTTCGATCAGCGCCACCGTCTTCTTCGGCAGCACCAGTTCCTCTTTCTGGCCGGTTTTGTCGTTGTAAAGCCGTACCCGCACGTGTTCCGGGTACCACTCCAGCACCTTTCCCACCCGCATGGAGTAAATGCGGTAGCTGCTGCTCATGCTCGGGTCGTAGTCGGTCTCCACCGGCACCACCGCCACAACGCCCTCGTCCAGCATACTCATCACAATGTCCTGCACGAGTCCCCGCCCCGTCTGGTCAAGGTTTGCTTCCAGATTTAGACAAGCATTAAGGCCCGAATCGATGACCGAATCAAACCGGCCATTGTTATCGAGCCTTACGTGCTGAATCGTAATTGCGCTACAGTCCATGGAAATGCGGTTGTACACGCTGGTCACAAAGGTGCGTTCATTGCCTCTCGTCAGCCGCACCCGGTCAGGACGGTAGCTGTAGCCGCCCGCATACCCGCCAAAGTTCCGGGGAGGGTCCCGGTTCAGAAAAGCGTTCCAGGCGTGCTTCAGCCGGGAACCAAGATCCATTTCCATTTTGATTTTTCCTCCCGCTGTCAGTCGTCCTTCTTCTTTTCTTCCTTGTCAAGGCTGCCCTTGCCCACCGCATTTGCCAGATCAGGGTTATTGAACAGTGTCTTCACGGTCTGTTTGCCCATGTAAAGCATTGCGCCGGTAGCCATCGTGGTCAAAGCCTTCTTGCCTGCATCACTCAGCACACTGCCCACAAAGGTCTGCCCGCTGTTGATCTCCTTCTTCAGGTTCTTCACGTCCCGCTGCAATTGCAGCCGCTCCCGTTGCAGCTTCAGTTCCTTGTTGGGGTCGTCCTCCCGCACGTTCGTCTGCCCGGCAAGATCCCGGTACTGCTTTTCCATCTGCATCCGGTTGATCTGGGCGCGCAGTTCGTCATCGGTATAGTCACTGGCATTCTTTTTCGGCGCTTTCGGGGCGTAATTGGGCTTTTCCTCCCCTTCGCCGCCCTCTGCACTGTAGCGCTTTTTACCGGCCGGGGTCAGGCTGCCGTCCGGGTTCTGGAACCGGCGCACGCCCCACTTCATGCCCTTGATGCCCCAGTGGTAAAGTTCTTCGTCCCGTACCATGCCATCCCTCCTCGTTCTCAGCGGTCGTGCTTGATGGCGGGCTGGTAATACGGGCGCTGGCGGATGTTATCCATAATGCGCTTCTGCCCGGCGCGTTTCTGTTTCAGCATTTCCCGCTTCTGGCGGCGGTACCGCTTTGCGTCCATCTTCACCTTCTGGGCGCGGATGCTGGTGCGGATGCGGTCGCGGTCCATCTTCTTTTTCAGCTCGTTCCGGGCGTCGTTCTTTTCCTGTCGGCGCTGCTTGCGGTAACGCTTTGCATCCATCGTCACCTTCTGCTTAGCAACGCTCTCCTGTGCACGCTTGCGGCGGTAGGCCACGGCGTCCTTATGCACTTTCTCCCGGATGGCTTCCTGCACACGGGTGTTATGCTTGTCGCCGCGGTTCTTTGTCTGCTCAGCCTTTTCGTTTCTCTTCCACCGCTCGCGGTCCATCGTATGCTGCTGCGCAATGCGGTTGGCCTTAATGTGCTCGCGCTGCCGCTTGCGGTAGCGCTTTGCGTCCATCTGCACCTTCTCGGCGCGGACGCTCGTGCGGGCGCGGTCTCTGTCCATGGCGCTCTTCTGCTCAGCAACGCTCTTCCGTGCCAGCTTGCGCTTGCGGGCAACGTCCATCTTGCGCTTCAGCTCGTGCCGTGCATCGTTCTTTTCCTGCCGGCGCTGTTTGCGGTACGCTTTAGCGTCCATTTTGATTTTCTCTGCGCGGACGCTTGTACGGGCGCGATCACGGTCCATAGCGCTCTTCTGCTGCTCTACCGAGTTCCGCGCCTCGGCAGCTTTACGCTTCCTGCTCGTGTTCTTCGGCCATACAATGGCACTCTTGCTGGTGCCAGTCTCGGCATAAGTACCCTTGCCGGGCGTACCCTTGTTCTGCTTGTAGGCGGAGTATTCGTCGGCCGTATAGAAGTAACGGTATACGTTCTTACCGTTTTTGTTGCCGATCAGTTCGCGCGCGTAGTACCGGTGTCCGCGCCGTTCGCTGCCCTGACCGTGCGCAAGGTATTCCCAGTAATCCATTCTTTCTACCCCTTTCTGCGTTTTACGCAATTTACTTTTTATTCCTGTGGTGCTATAATTTTCTGTGTACAAATCCCTCGTGAGGAAAGGAATTTTGTTATGGAAACGAATGCACAAAAAAGCCGTAAGCATCCGCTCAAAGTTTTTCTCGTTGTCTGTATCGTCATTTTCGCTATATGGATTTCTTTTACCGCCTTTAAAACGTCATCTTTTGCGAAATCTTTCCGTGGACAGTTCATAACCGCCGCTTCTGATTTTTCTCAGGCCTATACCTATACGTCTGGAAACAATACTTATTACTTGCTTTTTGCATCAAACGTCAACGTTGTCTGCCTCACCTCATCCAAATCAGGCAATGCGGGTTTAGCATCCTATCAGGGAGCAAGTCTTGCAGACGGTCTTGATTCTGTCTTTTACTATTCTGGCGGAACCTGTCATCGAAATTTCAAATATCAGGATGCCGCAAACGATTCCGTTCTGCTTGTTACCGAAACTTCCGGTGGTAGCCTACCCGAAGTTCACCGTTTTGAGAAGACAGATTTGGAAGTCGCAAAAACTGCTCTCGATGAGATGCATGCCGTCTACGATGTTTCAAAGCCTTAATTTTGAAAGGAGCACTTTTATGACCCATGAAGAGAAATTCATGCTCCATATGCTCAAGATTGGCGAATACGATGGCGCTGTGGGAAAGCTATTCTACGATCAACGTAGGTATATTGTTGGATATTGGATAATGAACGGTATTCCCGGCAAATATGAGGCTAAGCCTTTTCAAACAAGTTATCATGGCAAAAGGAACGAGATCACATACCATAAGCCATATCCGGTCAATGAGTACACTACAGATGACGAGAAGCTGTTATTTCTCAAGCAGTACGGTCATTATTTACGGGATTCCATGGTTCAGGAATACAGCAACACATCAGGCGCAGCCATTGATTTGCCCAAATCCTTCCCGAAACCGACATCTCTTCCTGAGGAACTGCCACCTCCTAAAACTGAAACTGAAATCCATCTTCTTGAACGTCTTGCAAATGGCGAACTTGATGGTTCCGTCGGTCTTCCTTGCGACAATGGATGGGGTTCTATGATATGGTACTGGATTGAGGATGGTGTAATTAAAAGATTTAAGCAGGGACCTACAAAAAGATTTTTTAACGGTGATGAAAATGAGAAAATCATTCCTAACTGGAAGCCTGATTTAACTCTAAAAACCGAAGCTGAGCAGTTGAATTTTCTGCGAAGAAGCGGGCGGCACATGAAAGACCCCGAAGTCATTGCTTACAGTAATAAATATTGGGCTGATTACTGGAGCAACAAAAACCGCACGCAAGGATAATCACTCAAACGCATCCCTATTCAGCTTATAAGCCACATACGCATCCATCATAGCGGCAACCGCATCGATCTTCTGATCATACCTCTGTTTCAGAAGCTTGCGGTTGCCGTTTGTGTCTTCCAGCGTAATGCAGTTGCCCATGGCAAATTGCATCAGCTGCTCGTCGAACAGCAGCTTCCGCTGTTCGCTCAGCTTCTTCAGCTCGCCCAGCGGTACGCTCTCGGTCTTTGCACCCTGGATCACCTTTTCAATGCCGTAGTCACCGTTTTCCCTCGCCCAGCGCTCTACAAAGTCTTTTGCATTGTAGGGGTCATACCCAAAACAGCGGACGTCGTACCCAACATTCTCAATAAAGCTGTCCAGATCGTCGTACACTTCCATCATGTCCAGCACAGTGCCTTCCATCACGACCAGTGTCCCTTCCCTCATAAATTCGTCGTACTTCTGCCGCATCGCCATCGGCAGCTTGGAAAGGGTGTAGCTGGTAATGTAGTCCCGGGTCTTTACACCAAAATATCCGTGCTCCAACGGGAACAAAAAGGTAAACGCGCAAAAGTCGTCGCCTTGGCTAAGGTCTGCCCCCAGCGCGCACGGCATCTGCCAGAAGCTCCGGTGCCGGTGCGGCAGCGTCTCTTCATAAGGGAAAAAGTAGGTGTAACCCTCCATCGGTATGCCAAATCGTTTGGCAAGAATGTCGTTCCGGCTCGCCGGTGCTTTCTCGGCGCGCTCCACGTCCAGCTGGTAAGTCTCGTAGCTTACGGTGATGCCAAGGTTCGGGTTCGCCTTCAGCCACATAGAAGGGTCGTTCACCTCGTCTATGCTGTCCAGCTTGTAGTACCAAATGGAAACGTGCGGGTTCACGTACTCTCCACGCAGGATGCTCATCAGTTCCATTTTAATGGTATCACCGCATCCGTTGCGTACCGTGCCCTCGCTACTCGTGGCAAGGATCAGGTAGTCGTTCACCTTGCTGGAGCCCTGCTCAATCGCGCCAATTGGGTCTTCCCGGATGTCGCAGCTCAGCCATTCGTCCACCGTGGCCACCTTGTCGCGCCGTCCCTGCAGCTTGTCAATGGTCATTGGGCGTATCTCTACCAGACTGTTGGTCAGAAAATTCTCAATGCCTTTCTTTGTGCTGGCAAGCTTCGTCCGCGCTGCCTTGGAGCCGGTGGTGTTCTGTAAGCTGCCTTCCGTCATAAAACGGTAAAGAGGTCCTCTCGCCCGTGCAATTGCTGTGCGCATGGGAGAAAGGACCTCTTCTGCTTGTTTCATGGTGGGTGCTGTGGTCAGCTGCTGGGTCGTTGCGGGGTCTACCGTCAGGAAAAACTGCTGTACGCAGCTGTCGTACATACTCTTAGCTGCACCACGCGCCACGATCAGGTACTGCTTTCGCACCAGCCTGTGCTTGATACGCTTTTGCACATAACGCCCGCCATGCCCGTCCGGATTCGGCTTGTATACCGTGCGTTCCTCAAAGTAGTACCAGCCGAATATCTCTTCTGCCCACAGCTTAAAGGTCTCCAGCAGCTTCAGGTCGCTGCCGTCGGTCAATGTCAGTTCCTTCTCGCAAAACTGTACAAAGCCATCCATCGCTTTGTCGTCATAGTAGATGCCCGGGTTTCGGATCAGGTCATCGATCCGGTTCATCTCCATGCTGATCTCTTTGCATACAGGGATTTCTCCCCGCATCACGGCCTCCCGGAACCGGCCGTAGTATTTCGGCGTGGCCGTGTTCGAAAGTGCCATTTTGATTTTTACTCCTCGTTACAGCCGCTTCAGCAGCGCTGCGATGGGCTCTACATAAAACCGCTCGTAGCCCGTTGCATTTGGGTGCGTGCCGTCGCTGGTATACTTGTCGCTCAGCCCGCTGATGCCGTGGCCGCCCATGGGCGGGGTGCTCTCCGCAATGTCCACATAGGGCACGCCCCACTTTTTCAATGCTGCAAGAATGGCGGGCTTGTAGGTCTTGTGCCAGCTTTCGCTGCCGGAAAACAGTCCGCCGTGCGGGAACACATAGGCCACACGCTTATCACTGTGGTTCTTTGCCAGAAATTCCAGCATTTTTTCCAGTGCGCCGGTCATGGTCGTTTCGTCGTAGGCAGCAGCAAAGCCCTCGGTCAGGGTGCCCACAGGGGCGTTGTTCCACGCGTCATTCACGCCGCCCTCCAGCAGAATGTAATCTGCCTTCGCCAGCGCCGTGGAGCTTGTCACCACCGTGCTGATGCAGGCGCGGATACCGCCCTTCACGGCATCCTCAATGTTCGGAGCTAGCGTTGCACCGTCCACAGCCTCGTTTACAAGGGTCATTCCGTACTTTTGTGCTACTGCCTTTCCAAACCCGCCTGCGCTCCCGGTACCGTAAGCAATGCTGTCGCCTGCAACGTACAAAGTTTTTCCGGTCAGTGTGCCGACCGGCATACCGTTAATGTCGTAAACCATATTATGTCTCCTCGATAAACTTCTGTACCTTGGAATCGCTCAGCAAGCCTTTGTACACCTTGCACTGATAGATCGTGCAGTCCAGAAAACGGGTATGGGTTCCTGTTGCAGTATAGGCTGCACCAAAGATAAGCGTTTCAGGCACATCTGCGACCAGATCACCAGTAGTTTTCCATTCGCTCAGCGCACAATGGGTGCTGCCCACGCGGTATTGCTTGCCGTTCATCTGGATAGCATAGCGCGTTTTCGTTTTGGCGTGAGCCAGTGTATCGCACAGGCGTACATCGCTATAAGAAAATTTGTAATAAGCAAATTCAATTGTTCCAGCACTCGGATTCACACTACCATTAAAGCCCGGCATATTATTAAAGTCGCCGGTCTCAGTCTGACAGTTCACAAGCGTAGGCCAGTTGCTTACGTCTGCAGTATCGGCCACCTTTGCCTCAAACAGGATCGTGTATATGGGCGTTTCCGTGGAGGCGTGCTCCAGCAGTTTCAGTCCAGTGTCAACGCATTTGCTTTCCGCGGCAGAAGCGGACGCTTCAGCTGGCAGGGTGTAGATCAGCTGTGATGTATCGGCTGCTTCCACCGTTACCTTGCAACTCGCACTCTTGCCGCCCGCTATGGCTGTAACCGTGCAATTGCCCACATTTTCGGCGGTCACCTTGCCGTTCACTACGGTAGCAAAACCTGCGGGAGAAACAGTCCACACAACACTGCTGGTGGCATTTGCGGGCAGCACTGTTGCCGTCAGGGTCTGGCTCTCACCCTCGCTCAGGATCAGGGTGCTGCTGCTTAGACTCACGCTCTGCACGGGAGCATCCTGTGCGCTGCCGCCCCACTCAGTTCGCAATGCGTCCAAGCTCGTTTTCATGGCAACGTTGTTGTACGCTGCTGATTCAAAGAGCGCCAAGATCAGATGCTTGGCATTTTCTGTAAAGCCTTCGCCAACATCGCCCTTGGGACCCGCATCACCTTTTGCGCCAGTGTCACCCTTTGGCAAAACCAGATTCAGCTTGCCACCCACGATCTCTGCGCTGGCGGTCGTCCCGCTCGTCACGGTGCCAATGGTCAGGTCTGTGGCATCACCGCCGGTGCTGCTTCCGCCACTCCCACTGCTGCCGGGGTCTCCTTTGTCGCCTTTTTCGCCCTTGGGTAATGTCAGGTTCAGTACAGGGGCTTCCGCTGTGCCGGTAATGGTTGCCGCCGCGTCCGTACCGGTCGTCACAGTACCGATAGTCAGGTTCGGCGTTGAACCCGGGTCACCCTTTGGGCCCGCCTGTCCCTGCACACCATCTGCGCCTTTCGGACCGGTGTCGCCTTTTGCGCCCTTGGGCAGTGTCAGGTTTAGCACAGGGGCTTCCACTGTGCCGGTAATGATAGCGTTTGCAGTATCACCGGTGGTCACGCTGCCGATGATAAGGTTTGGGGTAGCGCCTGTGTCACCCTTCTCGCCTTTTGCGCCCTTGGGCAGCACCAGATTCAGCATCGGTGTTTCGGCTGTACCGGCAATAATAGCGTTCGGGGTTTCGCCGCTGGTCACGCTACCGATGATAAGGTTTGGGGTAGCGCCTGTGTCACCCTTCTCGCCTTTTGCGCCTGCATCGCCCTTGGGACCCGTATCGCCCTTCTCGCCTTTCGGCAGCGTCAGGTTCAGCTTGCCGTCAGAAATCGTAGCGGCTGCCGTGCTCCCGGATGTTACAGTGCCAATGGTCAGGTTCAGCTTGCCGTCGTTAGCGTTCGCGTGCTCCACCAGATCAGCAATTCCCTGATCGATTTCATTCATCATCTGCGACGTCAGCACTTGTTTGCTTTTAAAGTTGTGTTTGTTGTACTGCATATATCCTCCTCATCCCAGCACAGTTTCATCCAGGATCGCTTCATCCAGCACAGCGTATGCGTCCGTTACCTTGGTATCGTCCTCAGCAGTTTCCTCGTGGTTGCTCACAAGGCACTGCACCGTGGCGATCGTTGAGTTGAATTCCTTGATCACATCGTCGCCGTTCATCTGCCGCAGGCATACACTAAACGTCACACTTCCGTTTGCTTCCGCTGCTTTGTCGCCGATCAGCCAGGAAAACGCAAGGGTCTTCCCGTCCTCGCATACCATATCAGTCGGCAGATAGAAATAGTGCTTTCCCGCAGCGTTCGTGTAGTTCACTCTGGGTGTAAAGCCACCCATGTCTGTCCCGCGGTAATACCTGCTCATTTTGAACCAGATCCGGTTCACGTCCTTGTCACCCTTTGCGCCGATCACGATCGCCTTGCTCGGTATCGTCACCACGCGCAGGTCTTCGTCAATGACAAGGATCACTTTTTCTGCTTCTTCCGGCGTATCCATCGTCGCCAGAACTTCGTCCACATTTGTCATCTTTCGTCCTCTCCGTTCCGGCGTTTTCTGTTTACAGGGTCTGCTCTACCAGCACTGCATTGGTGGTCACCCGCATATCGCCTTTTGCACCGATCAGCCGCACCTTAAAGCTTTTGCCGCCGGTCACTTCGTCCGGCACATTGCACTCCAGTGCTTCGTCCACCGCAACTGCATATGCCTCATTGAACAGTGCAACCTTTTTGGCTCTGTGCCAGTCGCTGCCGTCTACGCCAAAGCAGCATTTCAGGTAACCCTTGCTCCCGGCCGTAATGCCGGAAAAATCGCCCTGCTTTGCAAGGTGCTGCCCATCTACGCTAAACAGTAATCTCCGCATCACGTTTCCTCCTTATCGCACAGGGTATACAGCCGCCATTCCAGCTCGCTGATCTGGCTTTTGATCGCGTCCATTACGCTGCTGGACTGCGGCGGGTCAAACAGCAATCGCACCTTCAGCGCCGTATAACTTTTCACCGCCTCAATGTCCGTCCGTTCCCCACAGAACTCGCTCCACGTTGCGGTTGCATCGCTGATAGCAAAGGTCTTTTCCGGCCCCACACCCATCTGGTTCAGGATCATCAGCACACTGTTAATGTGCATGATAAGGTCGGTATCAAAGGCTGCATACCCCTCGGTCAATCCAAGGAGCTTCTTCACCGAGGTCAGGATACTGTCCATTTCTCATCACCTCAGTCCGGGATGCATTTGTTGTCCCACTTCTTGTAGGCGTCCAGATAGGTCTCACCCTTGTCGCCATTGTGGGTGATTTCGTAATACATCCCGTCGGATACGGTGGTGCTCACAAGCGCCTTCCAGTTCTGCAGGGTTTTGCTGAACCATACGATAAACACATCCTCCATCGTCAGCTTCTTGCCGTCAGTTACGTCCACGTGAGCGTTAAAGTAGTCCACCACCAGCTGCTTTGCGCGGTTCATCATAGCTTCGTTGTTCATTTTGTTTTCCTCCTTTTGTTATTCCTCGTGGTTCATTACACCCTCGGCTGCAATGGCTGCATTTGCCCAGAACAGCGCCTCGTCCAACTTCGTCAGTGCCAGACTGCGCTCCCGGCTCGGTGCAATGCACCGCACCATGTGTTCTGCCTCCTGCATCTTCAGCCGCAGGTTCGTGCTGTATGCCGCTTCCGCAACATTAAACTTTCGTACCGGATACATCTTATTTCCTCCAAGGACAGGTATCGCCCGGTCGCCTCTCCGTAAACACAGGTTTTAAGATCGTGTCATCTCCGTAATGGATGGCCTTGTGGGTGCGATCACTCACGCATACCACGTTTTCCGGGTCCAGCAGCGCGTCCGTGTGCCCCAGTACGTCTTCCTTCGTCAGCGGGTTTAAGTGGTGGATAATAATGCGCGGACGGATGGGCTTTCCGTTTCGTATCACCCAGTCCACGATCTCATGCTCCGGGTGTGCCAGATCGCAGCCCATGTCTCGCACAATGATCTTGTCTCGGAATTGCCGCCATTCTCTTGACTGGTAAAAATCCTGGTTCAGGTACCGGTCAAAACCGAACGTGTCCATCCCCACCGTTCCGTGCAGCTTTACATAATGAAAGCGGTCTTCAAAGCTTGCCAGTCGTATCAGCTCGGAATATCGCTTAATATCCATCCTGCTCGTCCTCTCCATCATCAATGCCTTGGTATACCCGCATCATCTTGATGGCTTCACCATACAACTCCTCGGTGTTCTTCTGCGCCTGCAGCATCTCAGTCTTTGCACGCAGCAGCTTGTTTTCTTCTTCCAGCTTTTCTTTTTCCAGTCGCGCCTTGCTGCCGGACAGCCGCAGATAATATGTTGTTTCGGCGCTGGATGCGGTTCCTTCCCGCAGCCGTTTTTCCACAAGGTCTACGGCCAGCGATATCATTTGGTTTTCTCTCGCTTCAGGGGACAACGCCGGACGTAACCCGACATCATCACCAGACGAGGCTTTTCGGGTTTTCATACAGTTGTCATTCCTTTCACGTGAGTTTTTGGCTCTTTAAGCCGTGTTTTGTAAACTTCGGCGTTGCTTTTCGCCACATTCTGATCACTTTTGTGTTCTATTAGTTTTTGTAAGGGTTCATGAGAGCTGTTTTTGGGGGATTATGTCTGCAAAAAGCCCGTCATTGAAAGGAGAGATCAATTATGGATCGGAGATTCCAGGAGGTGAATCATGAAAGTCAGAGAACAAGGTTCCAACACTATCTCATGAGCCCTTACAAAAACTCCCGATCCATCGTATCTCTACAACAGATCGGGAACACACAGGAGGTAAAACTAAAACAGGCCCTGGTCTACACCCCAAAGCCCAAATATCAATTTTACCCCCGGGGAAATATCAAAGACCGGCGCGATTTAGGGAGGGGGTGGATTTTTGGGACCCCCTCCCCCTGTCTAAACGTCAGTTTAAGCAGCGTTTGTGCCAGTTTCGGGGTCGGGAAGGATCTTTTTGACCTTCCGGTACAAGTTTAACGGATCAGCCATGACGATCTGATCGATTGCCTGCTCAATTTCGTAAGCATTTTCGTTATCAGACAGCTGATCGGACGTGTATGCGAGCCGTGCAAGGAGGCCGCAGGAATTGTAGCCATGGTCACAGTCAAAACGATACCACTGATCGAACTGGTCATGCGGATCGTAAGGATTGTCAACCGTAGTAAGAAAACAACGAACCATATTTCTCGCTTCCTTTTGTTCTTATTTATTCAACGTATCGTAAATTGTGCTCTTCGGAACGCCACAGGCCTTTGCGATTTCTTCATAGCTGTATCCGCCAGCCAGCATCGCTTTAGCCTTTGCTTTTTTCGCAGAAGAAAGCGTTGCTGTTGCTTTCGGCATTGCGCGCTTAACGATTTCAGTCGAATCAGAACTGTTCAAGAACTTGGTAAGCATCGAATCCGAAATTGCATGGTTTTGAATTGCTTCCCATTCGCGATCCGTAAAGACAATTTTTGTCCTACTACTGTTGGCTCCCACCTGATCACGGGCACGCTGCATCTCGACGGACGAGATCTTCTTGATTTCTTTCTTGTCGTCCTTGTCCTTATAGTCAAGGCCGCGATCCTCGATAATGGCCTTGATTCTGGAGTTTGCGATTATCATTGCACGACGCTCTTTTGGCTTGTTTGCGAGGACCGCCTCGTATTTAGCCTTCAGAGATTCCACTTCCGGTGCATACTTCTTAGCGGCAACCGGGTCACGCTGGATGCCCTTCATGTTGGCGTAGTCCTTGCGCGCCTGATTGGCCATATCTTTCAGATAGTTAGAGAAGTCCGCATACAGTTCTTCCTGCTTGGTGCCAGAAGAAAGCTCATGTACGTCCTTGATCAACGAGATGCGGCTTACTTCATCTTCAGCAATGCGCTTTTTGCCCTTCTTATCCGTAAAGGTACGGCCACTCTCCTTGTAGATGTACTCACCGGTATCCTTATCGATACGCACACTACCACGGCGCTCGGGAATACGAATGGTCTGTTTGCGACGGGAGAGCAGGGTGGATGCGCCACCGTACTTCTCGTTACCGTCCTCGTCCACTCGGATCTGATACTTCTGCTTCAGTTCCTGGATACCGTTTTCTTTCTCCGATCTCTTGTAGTCCAGCTTATGCTTTTCTGCATCGATAACCACCATCGAGTGCCGTACCGCACGCTCAAGATCTTCTGATGTTGCACCTCGCAGGGTCATATCGGTAATCAGGTTCGAGATGATGCCCATCTCTTTCTGCTTTTCATCCTTCTTCATCAGTCGGACGTTGTTAGGGTTACCTTCAGGAACCGCGTAAGAGGTCTTAGGGTCGAAGTTCTTCAGGCCGGGCAGCGGATCGGTAGAGTTGATGCGAACCTTATCAGACATAGGGATTGCCATGACAGTATCACCGTCAAAGTCTGCACCAGACAAACGCTCAGCCACCTTAGAGCTGATTCCGATTGCATCCTTGACATTGCCAAGATTGCTCTTGCCGCTGGCATTCTTGTTGTTCACCGTGACAATGGGAATCTCAAACGTGCCTGCATGAGGGTAACGAATCAGCGCAAGCTGCGTACCGTTCTCATATGTCGGGCAATATGCTTCGGTTTCCTTGATCTTGTCCAAAGGAAGAATAACTTTTGTGGACTGACCCGGAAATGCAGAAGCTTTAAGCGTCATAGCCGTTCCATCGCACTTTTCAGCAAAGTCCAACAGCATCTTTTTCTTGACTGTCGGATTAGTGTAATGCATGATCTCGTCATACTCGGCTTTGTAATCAGCTCTCGTCAGTTCCAGCTGCTTTTTGATCAAAGGCAGCGGTTGCTTAGAAAGGAACTGGGACGAAACGCTCTTGGACATATCGTCCCAGTCGCCTTCCCACTTCAACTTATTGATAGGAGAAAGGTGTTCCTTGCCATCTTTTCCGATGTAGGTGCTCTGGCCTTCCGCAGTAATGGCAGCGCCAAACGGATTGCCCGGATCGTTCTTGATCTCTTTGAACACCTTCATCTTAGGTGTGCCAGAAGGTTTGTTCGTGTTGAATACAATATCAACACCATCCTGCATATTGTCCGAATACATGGCCATGCCCTTCAGATAGTGGCTGTTATCCACCATGATACGAACCTGTGCATAATGAGAGTTGCCCAGATCCAGATCGGCGACGCCACGGCGAATCTCCATAACGCCATCTTTTGCAAGGCCACCCTGATCGCCGTAGCGCACGGCTACACGGTCAGAGCTCAAGCTTGAAGGGGGCTGCAACTGGCGAAACGAACTGCCACCATCATCAGAATGGTAGTCCCCCAACGACTGAATATCACCCTGATGCTCATAAGCATAGCGCTGGTCGTATTCAGGTTTTGCCAAGACTGTGATGTTGGTCTGCTGCCGGAAATTGGTGGGCTGCTTGATGCCAACGCCATAACGCTTATAGCCGTGTTCTGCTTCCAGAATATAAACAGCCTCGTCCAGCTTACCTTCCGACACGCCGAGGGTAAGATTCGTACCCTCGGAAATATCAATCATGCCCTTCTTGTCTACTTCCTTCTTTAAGGTTTCGGCAATCTTTTCGGCCTGATCCTTCTTTGTGCCGACACCGTTTTGGTACATAGACCGAACCGTAGACTCAGGCATACCAAGCTTCTGTCCGATCTCAGTCCAACCCATATCAGGGTTTTCCTTCTTCAGCTTCTGAATATCTTCCCACTGAGAAGCTTTGCGGTCGTGACCTGCCTTGGTCTTTGCAACGCGAAACTCAGTTGCACCGAGCTTATACTCGGGCGGAAGTGTGTCGTTGATGGCTTCCAGAATCTCACCTTCGGACATCCCCTTAGCCTTGAACTTCTCAACACGGGACAGAAAGTCGCCGGAATGCTGGTACGGGCTATCGCCGCTTCCCCACGGATAGCGACCAGAATGGCGCTTGGTGCCATAATGCTCCAAAATATCATTCTCGCCGCCGTATTCAACGCCGAAGTAGTTTTTCAGGTCTTTCTCGATCGGATTCATATCAGCACACTCCCATTTTCATCTTTGCAATAATCGGATCAAACTCGCGGATCTTATCCATGATAGGTTCGATGTCTTCTGCTGCCGGATTGGCAATAAGAATATCATCGGACTGGTAGATGCGGTTCTCGATCTGGATACTACTCGGTTTAATTCGGTACTCAAGGCAGAACAGTGCATCGTAGATGAGCAGCTGCTCCATGTGTGCCGGAACGATTCCGGTCTTGAGGTCGTGGATACGCAAAATATCATCCCGGAAGCAAATAGAATCCGCTGTTCCGAAACAATTTTCAGAGTAGCAGAGTACCTGCTCCGGTGTCATACGAAAACCGATGGCATCGTTGACGTAGCTGTTGAGCGTCTTTTTAGAACGCGGCAGCTTTTGGCCAAGTGCAATGCACTTTGCTGCAAATTCATGCAGTTCGGTTCCCTTTTGCGCAGCCATAAAATTGGTATACGCTGTAATAAGTTTATCAGCATCGTAGTTGATCCAGTGATACTTACTAGCGCCGAGGAAGGCGTGTTGCCCTATTAACCTCGAATGCTCGTTGAAGGTCATTCAGAATCTCCTCCTTGTTTTCCGGGCAAATGAATGCTGCAAAGCTCATCTTGTTCATCAGGTTCACATAGTAATCCTGATTCGGACGATGCGGCGCATCCATCGAGCGCTTGCCTTCTAATGCTGCCCATGTGCTCTCGTACAAAACTAAAAGATCCGGGATGCCCTGAATCTCATTCGGATCGAGATGCACAACCATGCAGCCTGGAAACCGCTCTTTGATTTCATTCACCAGGTTGGTCTTAAATCGGTTCTCCAGCATAAAATCTCCTCCAAAAAATAAAGAGGAATGGTACGTTTGGGACGCACTCTCTCCTCTTCATAAAAGAGGATGTTTTTTTCGCGTCTGTTTTGGACAAAAAGAAAGAGCCACAGATTTCTCTGTAGCTCTCACCATGGATTATTCCAACACTTTCATGTCGTCAAGAATATCGCTCAGCCGTTCGCCTTCCTTCTTTCTCTTGTCGATTTCCAGCCACTCGTCATTTGTCAGTTCCCTACGTAACTTCCAATAATGGCCCAGACTGCGGTCATAGCAGTACAAATCTTTCAAATTCTGCTCTTTTGCCAAAGCCGCGTGTTTTGACAGCATTTTAGCACCTGCTGCAATTCCGCCAACGACTATCGGACCATAAGTAATGATTTGATCTTTGTGTGCATAGCACCAAGTCTGGACCTTCATTTTCTTGTCCTGGAACCACTCCCGAACTTGCGCTTTCTTACGAGCCCTTTCAAGCTCCTTCATAGTACAAACTTCGCCCATAATAGTTCTCTCCTTTAAAATAGTATTTGGATTGCTCCATAAAGTATCCGGTATTTTTCGCGGACAAAAAGAAAGAGCTCCAGATTTCTCTGTAGCTCTCTCGCAAAATATCATTCGGGTCGGTGCTCGTAGAAGAACAGGTACCAATCAGGAACACCTGCTTCCAGCATCCGGCCGTCTTTGTAATGGAACTCGCCGTAGTCTTCGCTCAGTTCAAGGTTCATGTAGCTTTCAGGATGTACCGGATGATTTATCTCATCGTCAGTTAGGGTTATGTCACAAGGACGACAAGTCCAGTATCCCTGCACTACTTCTGTCATGTTTCGCCCGCAGCATTTGCAGACGGGAACTTTTGTATGCAGTTCTACAAACTCATTTGCATAGCATTTTACTTCGTTCCCTGCAGCATCCGTTTCAGTCCATTCCTCAAAGCCATCCTCGTTGATAAAGCGGTTCATGTAAGCCATCTTTATTACCTCATAAGCATCTAATCGGTGTGTACAGCGGTTATAATAAATATACATCATCGGGTTGGGTTCTTACAAGTCGATACCTTGAACTTTTCGTGAATTTTGGCCTCTGCCCAAAAGCCCACTTTTTTCGCCTATCTATTATAATATTTTTTATTTTTTTATAGTGTAATTAAGAAAAAAAGTGGGCAAGTGGGCAGAACAGCATTTTTATGCAAAAATATAGCGATAATACGCCATATTTTAGTTGTAAGCCGTGCCCACTTTTGATTTTAAAAGTGGGCAGAAAGTGGGCAAATGGCCAGAAATTATGAACTTTTCGTGAACAATCGGCCATATTTTCTAACCTAGAATAGAATTCTGCTGCTTTTTCGCCTCCCAGCCCAAAACAAAAGTGGGCACAGAATATAAAACTGGGCAAAAGAAAAAGACGCTGAATATCATGCAACGTCCTTTTCCAGCCACTTCCTAGCTGCTGTCAATGCCAATTTTCATCGCTATCCGCCTCCTTATTTTCTCGAAGTCCTCTTAACCACACCGAGTGCTACTCGCCATGCAAAGACCTCCGCGTCAAATGTTTCTTTCAAAACACCACGCTTTTTCGCCTCGTACAGCGCCTGCGTATACGACCATGTTCCGTCAACATATCGTCCGGCATAGATTTCTGCTACACTAATCACGACCGCACCTCCACGTCCGGCAGAATATCCGTGTGGAAATAGAGCTTATAGTGGTATGGATCGGTATGAGTGCCAGTAATATCCTCAACAACATACATTCAATTCCCTAAAATATCAAAGGAGGTTCTTATGCTAAAACCCTGTCCAGAATGTGAAATGCAAGTTAGCGACAAAGCGACCGTGTGCCCTCATTGTGGCTTTCCGATCCGTCCCGGTTCCGTTAGTACAGTTCGTAAGTCCCGTAGGCGTCACGCCAGACTTCCAAATGGTTTCGGTCAGATCACCGAGCTGCGCGGGCGCAATCTTCGTAAGCCTTTTCGTGTGATGGTCACCGTAGGAGTCAACCCAGAGGGAAAGCCCATTGCTAAACTTCTTCAGCCCGTCGCCTATTTCAAAACCTATAACGACGCCTATAAAGCCCTCATGGAATATAACAAATGCCCCTATGACCTGACACAGATCCTCACCATGCAAGAGCTTTACGAGCGCTGGATCGACGAGTACACCAAAAAAGTATGCAGTGGGAATATCACGTCCACCAATAGCGCATGGAAGTACGCAAACGACTTGTACGATATGCCGGTACGCACTGTTCGTATCCCTCATATCAAGAACGCTCTGCTGAACGGCTCCTTTGTCGACCGGCGCGGTATAACACACCATACGACCCATCACATTCAATTGACCCTGAAAAAGATCTTCAATCTGATGTTCGATTACGCCGTCGAGTACGAAATGACCGATAAGAACTATGCGCGAATGTTCAATCTCCCCGAACCGTCTGCCGAAGAAAAGACAACCGAGAAATATCCGCACTTCAGTTTCTCGGATCGGGAGTTGGAGATCTTGTGGGGCGCTGCCGGAACAAATATCTACATAGACATCATTCTGATCCAATGCTACTCCGGCTGGCGAGCCTCCGAGCTCATAAAACTCGAGCTATGCAAAGTGGATCTTGAGGCGCAAACCTTCCGAGGCGGTTCAAAAACTGACGCCGGAAAAGACCGCGTCGTCCCCATCCACCACCTCATCTACCCGCTTGTCGAAAAACACTATCGCGAAGCCAAAAGACTCAATTCCCCACGGCTATTCAATATTCAGACTTTTGTAGAGGGCGACTTCAGTTTTATTTACTATGAATTATATGCCCGCCAGTTCAAAGTCATCATTAACCGCCTTGCCCTTGACCCACGGCATCATACACACGACTGCCGCAAAACGTTTGTCACCATGGCCAAGCGCGCCAACGTCGATGAGTACGCCATAAAACGCATTATCGGCCACCAAATTGCAGACCTTACAGAACGTGTATATACAGACCGCAGCATTGACTGGCTCCGCTCCGAAATCGAAAAAATTCGTTAAAAATCAGTCATCCGTTTTATTACCCGCTTCTTGTAGTTTTTGTATACTTTGCGTCATTTTTATTTTACATTTCAGTGTTAGATTAGTGTATGAATGGGATGCATTCCCTACACTTTTTCCACATTTTTTCAAATCTGAAAATATGTAACTGCGTTCTTATAATTCCAGATAAATTCTCATCTCCCAGGTTAAGAATTTATGACGCCCAAAAATCGTACTCTGCCACGCAAAAAAGGCGTCTTGATAGGCACTATTTTTGAAAATTGCGATAGAAAAACACAGCTGCCGCGCTTTGCGGCAGAACGGAGGATACCGTGACAGACAAAAAACTGATCTCATCTTTACAAGGACTGCGGGCAGTCGCATTTTTGTGCGTGGTCATCTCCCATTGCGGGGTACCGTGGCTTGGTCCGTGGGCGATTTCAGTATTTGTAGCGCTGTCCGGTTTTCTGATGGTCTGCAACT